CGCCAAGGGTCATGCCAATGTGGTTCATCAACAGAGATACCATCGCTTGCTGATTGCCTGTCGCCAAGGCTTCCTTCGCGTTCTGCTGCATAATCTTGAGCCGGGTCTGCGCCTCACGTGCCGTACCGAACTCCTTGCCGATAGTAGCTGCAATTGCTGGAGGAAGAGGAATCGAGGCTCCGATTCCATTAGCAAACGACAGCCCGCCAGTCCGCTTATTGAAGCTCCCCAGAGCCATGCTTTGCGTTTGAGGGTTGTAGGTGACCATGGGGTCATACATGCCGGTCTCGGCGAAAGATGGCTGCGGCCGAAAGTCAGGCAGAGCGTTCCCCGCAGCATCCTGCCATTGCTGTTTGCCGGGATTGAAAAACCCAAACACATTGCGCCCATTAGCCATCCCCGGATGCGGAGTGCCTGGCTTCGGCGCCGGCGGCTTGTAATCCGCCGGCATCGGGATCTCGATCGTCTGCTGCGTTGAGGAATCGAACATATCACGGACGTAAGTTTTGCCGTCGGCGCTGAGTCGAGGCTGGCCTGCAGTGCCAGTCAACGGAGTGAGTTTTGCATTTACAGGAGGCTTATACCCGTAAGATTGAAAGAATAGAGAACTGTCTTCTTCCGGAGATAGATCGCGCCCGGTGGTAACCTTAAAATCCTTGCGCGCAGCTTGGAGGCGCGCCTCGGCAGCTTGGTCAGGATCTACGCCGGGAGCGTCTTTCATAGCCAGCGCCCCTGTGTTCTTATCGAAGGTTGTGACCTGCCATGTGTGCGTAGTGGGGCTCCACTGAGGTTCGCCGATAATAATTGGCTGACTGGCCTGCGTTATCCTCTGCTGCTCCCCCTGCGCAGCCAGCTTCTGCGCTGTCAACTGGGCTTGCTTCAGTTGCTCGTCTGATGCGAATTTGGCAGCATCCTGCGTCCGCTGAGTGCGGATGTCCTGCGCGTCCGACAAAGCCGGAGCGACAGGAGCGAGGACCGAGAGTGCGTTCCAAAAACCCACGGATTGAGCGTCCCTTCCCTTTTAGTCTGATCCTGTGTATGGAACCGAGTCGCCGCCGCTTCCGGACGCTGAATAGTCCGGCACGTAGAAGCTGCTCAAGTCGAGCGATTGCGTCGGCTGGTACGGGATCGATTGATCTCCCAAATCAGGCGCTTGAGTCTGCGGCATCACGTTTGAGCCGGGTTGAGCCAACTGGAGCAGGCGAGTCAGGGCTGAGGCCCCATTCAACGCGCCGGGGTTGCTCTGTTGACCCGCGAACATCTTGGCCAGCGCTGCAATTGAGTTAGGCGCTTGGTTGTTCGGGTTGACCGCTCCGCCACCGAGGCCGAGAGCCTGAATCGCATCGGCGTATCCCTGCTGCCCGTTCTGCTGAATATATGGAGCCAGCGCCTGAGACTCGACCTGCTGTGAAATCTGCGGCGAGTCCGAGAGTCCGCGCTGAGCAAGGTACGCCTGCGCCTGGTTGTTGACCGAAGTGGTCAAGCCGGCATTCAGAGGCTGAGTGTACTGCTGGGCCAGCGCAGTGACCTTCGCCGGGTTCTGAGCATCCTGGCGCAGAGTGTCCTGATACTGCTGATTTTGGTACTGATTGTAAAGATTGTAAGCGGCAGAGCCAACGCCTGCGATCTCGGCAGCAGGCTGAACCGCCGGCTGGATTGCCTGGAGTGCTGAGGTGATCGCGTCCATCGGTGAGTCCTTTCTTCGCCGTTGTCTAGCCTAGAGGCGGATTGGCCAATTCTTGCCAGGATTGTGGTTGAGTGGCCTGCGACTGCCAGTTGCCGCCGGAGAGATTGAGGCCAGGGGAGCCGGTGCCACCGCCTGAGCCAGAGCCAGAGCCGCCGCTGCGTAATGCCGCCAAGATCGCGTTGATGTCGGGAGCGCCCGTGCCGCCTGCCCCACCGGTTGAAGGTGCAGGAGTCGCGCCTCCGGAAACCCCACCGGTACCAGACCCGGTGCCGGCGCTCGTGCCGGAGCCTCCGCCCTGATAGCCTGGATACCCGGCCAACAAATCCGTCAGCGAAGCTGTCCCTGAATCTGTCAGCGACCCGCCGGTCTGTTGCTGTTCCTGGCCCTGCGCGCCGAGAACCGCTTCCTGTTTGGAGAGATTTGCCTGGTTCGCCTGCGCCTGTTGCTGCTTGGTCAGAGCCTGTTGCTCGGCAGTAGTGGCCGCGGACTGGGCATCGCTGGACTTGTCCCCCTCGTAGATCGAGGTGCCAATGCTCGCTGCAGCGCCTGCCCCGCCAACGATGGCGGCGATTAAACTCGCGGTTGCGGCTGAAATGCTTCCTGACAAGGCGGTCTCCTTTCTCGGCCTACTGACCGGTAATCGTGATGGTGTCGCCACTGCCGTCCTTGCGAGACAGGAGTTGATCGGCTTCACCGAAAATTTCGTTCTCTGCTTCCTCAACCGTTTGGGCCGAAGTCGGGAAAATCATGGTCATCTCAACCGGTCCGTGAGTCAGAGAAAGCGATTTGCGGCCAGCGAGACCGGACAGAACGTTATACCCGGTGAGCCGGCGCGTTGAACCGTCCCCGTCGAGGAGAGAGCAATCCCCGTTGACGATCAGGATAGTCGCTCGCAGAACCAGGGAGCCGACTGCGACCACGCCCGGCTCACGCCGGATGGTTCGCGCATACATGCCCCCATGGAGAAGGTGCTCCGTAACAACCTCAACCTGGGGTACAGAAGAAATCAGTGCGTGAGCCTGATCGAGCCGGTCAAGTAAGGCTGGTGAGGGCGCAGCCAAAGATGCTCGCGCCCTAGCTTCCGCAACTTGAGCGGCGCAAATGACCATGGACTCAAACATGATCGACCTCCTCGTCCACGCCGGGCCACGTAACGGCCGCCAAGGGATTCTGAGGCTCATCGACCAGCCATTCGGTGTAGACATTGTGGGTCAAATTGCAGCCCGCGCGACGCGAGAGCACTTTGTCCAGGCGGCTGCCGATGCGTGCGTTGTAGTGGATCAGCCGGCATTTTGCGGTTACGGCGATGCCGCGGCACGCCGCGAGGAGGAGATTGCCCGCGCCGGTGTCCCGATACTCAGCGCCAACGAATAGGCTCTCGATCGTGGCGACGCAATGGCCGTCGTGAGGCATGACCGCGGTAAGGACGGAAGCGAATCCGATAAGGAGGCCGTCCGCATAAGCGCCAAAGCACTTGATCGCACCCGCCCGCTCCATCCCCTCGTAAATTGCCCGCTGGGGCTCGGCATCGGGGACCAGGCATTCGGCAGTGTATGCGTTGAGTAACGGAGGGAAAGCGGGGTCGTCCATGATCGTAGCGTAAGCTACAGGGAGGATCGAGACCTCGACTTCGACAGTCATCATTGCGATTCCTCCTCTTTACTCAACTCGCCCAGTGTCAACGGTCCTACACCCATCGACCCCTGAAACGGAAGGATCGAGCATCCCGGCAATCCAGCAACGATTCGCGCGATCTTGACCTCTTCGGGACGGTTATCCGCGAGCAGAGTCAGGAATCCGACGCAGCCTCGCGACCGCGCCTCGGCGAAAACCTGGGGGAGGGCTTCCATGAACCATGTTAGCGGGATAGCAGGAGGAAGAGGCGAGATCGCCACAACACGGAATAACAGTAACCAACCATGGCAAAAAGAGCCTGCAATGAGCGCGAACGGGGCAGAAGGCGCGAGGGGTCCAAGCGGACTGGCCTGCTCGACGATCCAGGCCCACTCCGGGACCAGGTAAGGCATCCCGTGGTTTTGAAGTTCAGCCGGGAGAGAAGGCGCTTCCCCCTCACGGAGATTGCGAACCTGAATGGCTCGGCTCACGAGATGATCCTTCTGGCCAGAGGTGACTTTGGCGTTACCGCCCAATCGATTGCATCGATCACGCCGGCCGCGCCGCCGTTGTTTCCGCTGATGTCCAAATGCGCGCGGTAGCCGTTTCTGAAGATGGCGAAGCGAATTTCAAACAGATTCGAGCCGCCCTGCGGCACAATGTCCGCGCCCAGGGGGCCTAACTGCTGACCATCCAGCCACAGGTTACTCAGAATTGAGGCGGCCATCGCCGCGTTGCCGTAACCTCTGAGAGTAACCTGCTCATAAAACAGCCTCTGGCTCGATCCCTCTCCAAAAACATCCGGCGAACGGAATGACCAGCTCACCGGCGTCACGTCGGGGCCATTGCCTACGTCCCAGTTTGTGTCGCCAGCCTGTATCCGCTCGACCTGGCCGGTGGTCTTGCCGCAAACGACCACCGGGACGCCCTCTCCACCGGCGGTGGTGTTGAGCGCGGAGATCGCCCAGGGGAGATCGAGAATAGCCCAGGCCTTCATCACCAGGTCGTAGCAGAACAGGCGGGTGAGCTGGCCTCCGCTGCCGACCAGAGGCATGGCACACAGATACATTGGCGGGGCAACGGTCTGAGCCGATTGCGCAAGGTAGAGATAGGTGGTGTCGACAGGTACGATGTCCGCCTCGGAGTCCACGCCGCCAAACAGATACGGACGAATGTCTTCCGAGATCAGCCGATCGTTGATCCCGTCGAAGACTGCAAATCCTAGATGCGCGAACCGAGCGACGCCGAAGCCGGGGAGAAACTGGATTGAGCGCGCGGCCAGGCAACCAAGATTGGTCTGCGCCGGCTGAATCTCAAAAGAATCCGAGCCGAACACGCCGATGACCTGATACGTCGTAAATTCCTTGAACACGCACAGGCTGCCGGTGGGGGAGATGCCCAGGGCGGCAATGGTGAAGGGCTGCAGGCCGGTGATCTGAGTCCCATCGTTCGACGCAATGAAAGCCACATTGACTGGATTCCATGAATTCGGATTATTGGCGTCGGACATCTTGAGGCAGGAAGGCCCATCGATCCCAGCGGCCAAAGCAGGGGAAAGCTCCCCGATACAAAACCAGGTAATTCCCCCATCGGTCGTTGTCGTGCCCGCGGTGAAAGTCCACGAGGGAGCCGACCCGCCGGAGGTTCCGCCAGTCTCCGCGGCGAACAGCCATGAATTGCCGCTGCCGTCAAGCACGGCAATCTGAGCGTTCGTTGAAAACGCGGTGGAGCCTGACCATCTGGCGTACTGCGTGGTTGCGATCCATGTATTCGCAATCCAGAGAGAACCGGCGTAAGCGACGGCGTGCGCGGCGCCGATGGGCGCAATGGAAATCGGAATAGGTCCGTTCGAGGTCCAGATTACGCTGCCGTCGGAAGTCTCCGAATTGGTGGCGAAATTCCACGTTGGCGCCGAGGTGCCTGAAACGCCTCCCTGGGTCGCGGTAAACAGATAGTTGACCGAGCCGGAAAGGACCGCAAGCTGGCTGCCGGTGACCCAATCGACCGATGCCTGCCAGGTCGGATACGCCGCCTGAAACGTATTTTGCAGGGGCGTGGGAGTCGCAGTGGCAAGAGACGAAGGTAGGAATGCCTGGGGCGCGTAGCCGTTGCCCAGGATCAGGATTTCCTGCCCTGCGAATTGGACCGCGATGGGAATGGGGCAGACGACACCGGCGACTCCGCCATAAGGGGAGAAGCCCGGCGATGCCGCGGCAGTCGAGAAATTAGGGTCCGCCGGCGAGAGCGCGGCAGGCTGACGAAGAAGGCCCGCAAACAGCGCCGCGGCAACTTGGTAGACCTGGAGAGTCGAGCCCGGCGTTGCATAAAAGATAGAAACGGTGTGGTAGTAGGTCGTGTTGAGGTTGAAGAATGTCGAGAAAGGAATAGGGTCAGCCGAGCCGGTAAACGTGTACGAAGAGGAGCCGGCGCCGGTAACCGTAGCCAAGAGCGAAGCTCTCGATGGATCGGGCAGAAGAAATGGACCCTGTAGCGGGACTGCGTAAATCTGGTAGCCATAGACCCCGGCCACGGGAGTCCACGTAAAAGCGACTGAGCCGAACGCCGAGCCTGGGTTGATGGAGACGAGATCCATCACCGTGTGATCCGTGCCGCCGGCAGAGCCGATCGCCACGATCCCGAATCCGTACTTTCCGGCCGGATTGGTTGTCGAGCCTGAAGGCGTAGCGGTCAGGTTGGTGGGCGTGGCGAAAGCAGGAGAAGCAGCCTGCGATATCGCAACCAGATACGGAGACTGCGCGTAAGAGGTGTTGGCGTAGAGCGTCAGCCATTCAACCAGAGGGAAATTGGATGGAACAGAGAGAGCCGTGGACGACAGGTACGAGGAACCATCGGTGATTTGAAGAGAACCCCTCTGCGTAAACAAGAGATTCGACATGCGGGTCAGCGCACCAGGCGGCTGGCTGAGAGCCCCCGTCGAAGCTACGAGCTTTGAAAACTTCTTCTGCGATATGGGTTTGGAAGCCACTTAACCGCCTTGCAGAGCCTTTTGCTTCATTGGATTCGCCGCGTCTGCTGCCGCCATCATAGCTTTGCGTTCTTCTTTTGTTTTAGAAGCGAGAAAAGTACGCCAAGCCTCCGGTTGAGCTTTTCTTGCTGCGGCCATCCGTGCTTCTTTTTGTTCAGGGGATAAAGATGCCAAACGTCGTTTGTGAATTTCTGACAATTTGGCTTTTAACTCTGGCGATAAAGGTCCGAATTTCCTTCCAGCGTTGGCCCCTGGTTTACCGCGCCGAATAGCGGCCACAGCCTCTTTCTGCTCGTCATTCAGTGACGCATAATACGCACGCTGCTTCTCTGCGGCATTGCGCCGATACTCTTCCGAGCCATGGACCATTACCCCTTTTTTCTTACGCTCATCTCGGCGCATCTGAACTTCACGCTCATGATTTTGCCCAATCGGAGGCAAGCCTTTCTCGACACGGCGCTTTGAATACGTGAAAAATCTTTTCGCTACGGTCTCTGAAGACTGCTTCAGGCCTGTAAGCGATTTACTGATTTTCTCGCGCACTTCTTGCGGAATAGCGCGACCCTTGAACATCTGACGTAAACGTTCCTTTGTTGCGTCTGAGTGGCCGATGAACCTACCTACTTGAACCCCGCCTTCCATAACGTTAAGAATCTGAGTTTCACCGAATCTGAACTGATAGAGCTCAACCCAGAAGGCTTCATGATCCTGCCAATTCTTTTCATCACAGAGTTCAAGAATTTCCATTTCAGGACGATGCCCTTCTGCACGTATTTCCCGAATGAAAACTGCCGATGGCGTTGTCCCCCTTCCTGCGCGGTGGCTTTTGAGCCGTATCTTTGGGTCGTTCGTTTTACCCACGTAGAAAGGCAGTTTCGTCCGCGGATCGATAAGTGAATATATCGCAATTTGAGTGTCCATGGATTGAAGTTTACCATCGACACTGTAGTAGGAGAAGGAGAATTTTTCGGCGTATAAGTATTTTGTTTTCAAGGGATTATGACTCCCCCGAAATAACCGCCCATCGAAACCGCGACCTCCGGTCCCGTACTCCCACCCACCTGCACCTGCCGCGGACTCATCACTTCACGGTTTCCCTTGATCGATTGACATTTCTGCTCAAACTGTTTCAGCAAAGCCCCTGCCCCTTCAAGGTCTTGTTCAGCGCCATGGAAACGTGCAGAAAGATAATCCTTCAAAGCGTCAATCCACGCCGGAGGAAGCTGCAACTGATTCCCTGATTGACCCCGCGAATAGTGCAGCGGATACCGGATACCTGAAAAATAGATGTTGGCTTCCATCACTGACGTGCCTGATGGCCACGCCTGAGCAATCGTCCCACCCATGCCGCGGGTGACGGGTGAAAGGGAGTTGGAAGCGTTGCCGGAATAGTAAATGATTTCTGAGGCAGAAGGATCGGCTGGGTACGGCCCGATCAGCGCCAGGCCAAAACCAAGCACCCATCCAGAATTGCCGGGAGTGTACGGAATGGCCGTCGCGGTGGCGCTCAGTGCTCCATTCAGAGTGCCGTTTCCTGACGTGCGCGACGACTGCGGATACAGTTCAACCTGCTGCACTACAGAATCTTGATTGAGAACTGTGGTTCCCGAGATTCCTGTGACGTTCGATCGGCGAAAAATATCTGACTTGCTGCCCATCGTGATCGGGTACCCATCGTAGAAGCCCGAAGTCAACTTGCGCCAGTTAGATACGACCTGATATTGAGCCTGGCCCGCAGTCGAGGGAATACCCGTCACATCGCGAACGCCTTCAGTAAGAGCGGTCGCTGCGTCCAGCCCCTCGTTAATCCAACGGTACAGGGCCGCAGCACTCAGCGCCGTCCCATCCGTATCTGGAAGCCACGCCGAAGACCGCGACGGTGCAAAGCCCTGTGCAATCCCCGTCGAAGATAGAGTGAACGCAATCGAAAACGAGCCGATGCCGCCGGTCGGAACTGTGTACGGAAGATAGCGATCTTCGCCACCGGCGCCGGAGAGCGTGAAGTAGACGCGAATCTGAGTCGCAGCGAAGGAACAGTTGCCTGTGATCGTAAAAGTAGAACCGACGGCCTGAGCGGTCAGTGTGACCTCCGTCGAGGCCGCGGACTCGCCCCAAGGGGTGAGTTGGGTCGCAGTGAACCAGAGAGCCAGCGTACCGCCTCCAGTGCCCGCCGCGGCGACGCTGGACGGGGCCGGGAGCGCAGACGGGGGATCTGCTGCCTGCTCCCGAAGAGACATCAGTGCATCTCCAACGAGGGACCATTGGCTCATTCATTCTCTCCCAACAAAAAGGGCGGATGCTCCCGGTCAAGGTTAGAGCATCCGCCGACAGTGAGCAACGCGGGGTGAAATTTAGACCATCGAAACTTCAATATCAAACGAGGCGGTGAACGTCGATCCGCCCAGAGTGATGTTGAACGAAAGCGATGTAAGCGAAAGGTCGGTATTGAACTCGCGGGTCTCGTCCATTGCGATGCCGGCTGCCGCGGTCACGGTGCCGATCAGAAGAGTCGTGGTTCCGTCGGTAGCCGTGACAGTGATCGATGTGGTGGTCGAGCCGTTTACTGTATTCGAGCGGATGTGGTACTTGCCGCGCGAAGGCGGAGGCGCGCCGTCGAGGTTGAACGGTGTGCCGCCGCTGCTCGGCGTGGTGGCCGTGGCTGCGATAACAATAGCTGTGGGACCGGCCGTGGTGGTGATGGTCTGAGTCGCAGCGCCGTAGTTTGAGGGTGAACCGAACCCCGGCAATGACTGCGCGACGGAATTGATGAAAGGAAGCGCCATGGGAATTCTCCTTGGGGGCTAGGATAGGGCGGGTTGAATCCAGGTCACAGGCCTGGTCTGCCCACCCTATCCTGTTCGGTTTAGGTGATCGAAGTGAACGCCACGTTCATACGGGGCGAGATGCACGACAGGTTCCAGGTCAGGTACATGCATGAAACCAGGACGCGCTGATTCGAGGGCTTCAGGAACGGATCGACGTTGAAGTAATCCGCCTCGTGGAACACCGGGAAGATGTACTTCGAGTTCAACAGCAGCGCCTGATTGGCAGTGGCAAAATAATCAGCCACGGTCACGGCGTTGTTGAACAGGAAGTGATTGCGGAATCCGACCTGCAGAGCCTCGTCGTCCTGCATCCCCTGGCCAAAGCGGATCTGCGCGACAAACTGATTCTTGAAAGCTGCGTAAGAGGTCCGGTTCATCACAAAGAGATCGGGTTCGTCGTAGCCCCAGGTAACGGACTGGTAGCCGGGCTCGGCGGTGGCTGAAGAGAGCGCGGCTGAGCCGCCGCCCACCGCAGTTGCAGCCAGCCACCAGGCGTTCGCCGAGGACGAGCGGTTGATGCCCGCGATGGTGTTGGTGGTTGACACGACCCACGAATTCAAATCGTCCACGTCCAGGCTGGTGTTCTGCGGCGACGTGTGCCACAAAGCGCGGGAGAGCTTCTGCAGGAACGAGCCCGATGCGGTCTGGAATTTCGCCCGGATGATGTCCAGGTTGTTCGAACCGCCGCGATTCAGGATGATGTCGGTGATCGGAATCACGACAGGCTGGCGGTACGGCTTCCACTGTTGGTTCGCAGGCTGCACGGAGTCCACAACCGAAGTGTCGAGCAACTGGTCACCGAAGTATGCGCCGCCGGGGAGTTCTTCCTGGTAGATTTCAGGGAAGATCAACTCGCCGGCTCCGAAGCGCTTGCCCTCGCGGGTCAGCGCCCAGAAAACCGGGCTGGGTTTGAACACGTTGTCGCCGAGGACGGGGACGATAAACTTCTGGGAGATCGCGTTGACGGTGTTCGAGAGCTGTACCGGCGGCGATGCTAGTCCCAGTCCAACCACGCTATTGGCCATTGGAAGGTTCTCCGGGTCGGGCAAACGGGGGAGGTCGCCGACAGGTTAGGGGTTGAGGGACCAGGGAAGCGGAACAGCCGCCTTCCCCAACGGAACTGGGCTTACTGAATGCCGCCGGCGAAACTCGCGGTCGAAAGCGCTGACTTCAGCACATCGTCATCCGACATCGCTTCCGACATCGCTTCTTCAAACGACTTGACAACCTTGACCTTGTTCCCCTTGGAATCGGTCCGCTCGTTGAAAGGGTTGAACTCGCCATCCTTGACCGGAGCGGTGTGCAGCGCATTACGCGACTGAGGGGGCGTCAATGTCTTTATCCGGCTTTGTTCTTCAAGGTCTTTGGTGGTCTTGGCGATCAAGTCTGCGCGCTCAGCCGCCAGTTCTGCTTTCTGGCGCTCCTTCCACGTCAACCGGTCCACTGCCTCATTGATGAGCAGGAAGCCGTCCTTGTCCTTGAGCTGACGCTCCGAAGCATACTTGTAAGCGTCCTCATAACCAACGGACACTCCCTTCGGCAGATCCTTGGTGGCCTGCGCGAACTGCGACTGGTACTGGTCGTTCAGATAGCGGCCAACCGAAGTGTTAACCACGCCGGTCACCTTGCCGAGACTGTCGGTGAGGGTGGACTTGAGCGAATCAAACTGGCCGGGCATCTTGGCCATCTCAGCGCGAATCTCGGTGAGCGTTTGATCGCGCGTAGCCAGCTCTTGCTTGAACATCTTGACAACCGGCCCGAGGAGCGGATCGTTCTCATCGACGCCCATTTCCGCGGCAGCGGCAGTACGAATCTGAGCGACAGTGGGCTGGGCAGCGGCAGCACTGGCCCGTGGCGCGACCACATACTCGCCTTTAGCGTCCGGAACCAGCCAGCCGGCCTGCACAGCCTGCTGAAACTTGGACGCAAAAACCAGTTCGGCCTGGCCGAGAGTGTTCTGACGCTGCTCAATATGTGCGGTGAGCGCCTGACGCTCGGCAACGGGAAGGGCACGAATCTCGCCGACATTGACCGTGCTGCCGTCGGGCAGATTCAGAATCATGTCGTCGGAATACTTGGCGTTCGAGAGAATGTCTTTCAGTGCCATGGGGGAGGGCTCACTTTCCTTTTGAAATTACTGAGGACCGGGTTGGGCCGATTGGCTGGCCGATGGATTCTGGATAGCCGCGTTGTTGGCGATAGGACCGGCTGCGGCAGTCGTCGCCGCTGCCTTCTCCGCTTCCTGAATGGAGTTGTCGAGGTACTTGACGACTTGAGCCAAATTGCGCGTGACGCCCGGCATGGTGAAAGCCGCGCGAGTGTAGTGCTGGACAGCCATCGACTTCATTTGCGTAAGAGACTTTACGATGGCGTCCGGATCAGCGCCTTGAAGCTCGGTAAGCTGCTGAGAAAGCTGCATACCGGCAGGAGGAGCGGGGGGCGAGGAGCCGGGGCCGCCGGGAGGAGGAGGAGGACCACCCGGACCCGCGCCCGGACCAGCCTGACCTGTCAATCCGGGAGGAGGCGGCATCGGACCGCCGGGACCGGCAGGAGGACCTCCAGCGCCGGGGGCGCCACCTTGGCCACCGATCTTTGCGATCAGTTGCCGGGCCATCATCTGCGCCAAAGCTGGATTGCCTGCTGCCATTTGGTTCGGAGTCCTCGTTCGCTGTCAATCTTGCTACGCTCGCTTACTTACTTCTCCGACCAATGCGGCATATCACCGCCACTGGGGATCAGACCGAGCGGATCTTTGGGCATGGCGATGGGGTTGTTGTGAACGTCGGGGCCGGGCTCGTTGCCGGTACGCCCAACTGTCAATGGGCTCTTCAAGATAGCTTCGTTAAATGTGTTCCCCATCGATTCCTTGATCTTCGCCATTGTGCTGCTCCTTCAGAGGGTTGAATTGGGTGCTGCTAAACTGTCCGGTTATCCGGAAAACTACTTGCGCTTGCCGACGCGCCGATCGACTTTCTTCATCATGCGCGGAATCTTTGTACACTTCATCATCGCGAGTCTCCTTTGGGGAATCGGCGATGCGGCCGGATTACCGCCCACCACATCGCCTCATCCTGTCTTGCACATCCAACGCTTTCGGCGTGGAAGGTGAGGTCTAGTCCCCCACCAGTTCCCACCTGCCACCGCCGATTCAGAGGATTGCTCCTCTACTTGCGAGCGGTGGTGCGCTGACGCTTGGATCGTCTTCCTCCACGAGCTGCCATCGGCGTACCTCCTTCGCTCCGGGTTGCAACGGATAGACAAGCCCGAAGACTTGTACCGTTACTGGCTGGGAAGACGGGGCGCGAAGGAACAGCAGCGGCCGTCTCCGGAATGAGCTAAGTCCGCTTGGTCGCTCTCTTGCGAGAGTTCTTAGCGGCCTTGGCACGCATGTCACGCAGAAACTTCCTGGGTTGACCGAAGTCTTTGACGACACGGGAATCAGATTTTGAGGGGGTTCCGGCCATCTTGAGCAAGGTCCTTTCCTGGGAGTGAACGTGACGACGATAGAAAGAAGGGAACGGCGGAGCTGGAACGAGAGGACAAGTCCTCCCGGCCAACTACCGGCGCTTGCCTTCCTTCTTGGACTTGCGACGACCCTTGAATTCAAAGTTCATGATGAGTCTCCTTGTTCGCCCTTGGCACGAGCTTGTTGGCTTGGTGCTTTTGTGCGATTGAGGAGAGGATAGAACAAGATGGAGGGGAATGGGGGTCGGGGGAATAACACTAAGCCGAAACAGGAGGGAGTGATCAGTAGATATTCAAAATAAAGGTCCGGCCAGAATGCTGCTTACCTTGCCGAAAATGCATGACCGGAACCCCGAATTCAGCCAAGGTGCCATTCCGCAGCCATTTGTAAACAGTCTGCGGTTCACGACCCATCATCCTGGCAAACTCCTGAGCAGTCAACCAATGCGCGCGCCAGTTGTGAACGGGGACAGTAGATTTGGGCTGCGCTGGCTGGGCTGTTGGTTGCATTCCTTCGTCTCCCGTCATTTCTTGCCTGACCTGACTTTCGCCAAAGCCTGCAGAGCCATCTGGGTTTGCTGCTCGCTTGCGACGTTATCCGCATCGGGGTAGCCGAGAGTTCTCAAACCGCGCTCAGTTCCGATTACGCCGGCCTTCATCAGATCGGGAGTTAGTTTTCTAATCACAGCCTCGCTAAGCGGGCGAACGCTGGCCTGATCGAGCGCGAGGCTAAACCCGTCCGGATCGACCTGGCCCGCCCAACTAGCCATGGTTAGGGCCTCCGGGCCTTGGTAAGCCATCGTAGCCGGCGCTTGAAATTTACACATGCTGTCGAAGAAAAACGTACCTATCGATTCCGCCGTCTCACTCAAAAATCTCCCGGCCAACTGCAATAGACCTGAAGATTGCAGCACTGCTGAATCGAACAGATCCGTTGACACATTTCCGGCGCCGGGGTCGCCCTGGCGGGAAGTTGAGAAGCCGAGCACATCGTTCTGCATGGAGAACAGTTTGTCGACCGCCTGGAGAGATGCCGCCCCGATTGCATTAGGGGTGACAACCTGCGGAACACGCGAGTTCGGCTTGAGGGTCACTACTTCACCTGGCAGGCCGCCAAAACCGTCAATATCGATTCCGGTATTTTCGTCCAGAAACCATACACCGTTGTTCATACGCAGACCATTCTCGAAAGTCTGAGACATGAACTTCTGGCCAAGACGCTGCATGTTCTCGGTCATGCGGGTGACAGGGATTCCCCAGGGGCCAAAGAGGGGAGGGAGAACATAGTTCGGGAAGAGCGGGAACCTCGGAGCGTTGATGTCACGGCGCAACGGGTACGGATTATCACCGTCCTGAAGTATAACTCCCTCACATTCCACGATCCATCGGCCGCGCGGATACTTGAGCCGTACTTCTGGATCGATCAAGGACGTTGTAGGAACATCCTCTTTCTCGACCGTCTCGCGCGTATAGTCGCGGCAGAAGCAGTGATTGACGAGGACACGCCATTCTGAACTTTGGGTCTTAGAATTCTGCCCGGTTGCGCCGGGCATCGAACTCATCGGCCCTGGTGGCTGGCTTATACCGTAGCCTGAATCACCGGAGAATGGTTGAAATCCGCCACTGGTGTGTTTCGGCTGGATCGCGCGTGAAGTCTCTGGCCACTTAAGCCGCACGTCTTCAAGATTCATCCAAGTGCCCCAGCCAGCGTAGGACGGGTTCCAAGTGTAGTCCGTACCTGGGTCGAAGAAAACAAGCCTCGGATCAATCGACTTGGCCCACATGCCGCCGCGGGCTCGGCCAAGATCCGGATCAAACCCAGCGACGATCCACCCAGCTCCGCAATATCGGGCCGTCAAGCCGGCCATCAGGAGATGCAGATTCATCTTGGATATCTGCCATTGAGCTTGGAGGGATACCTCCCGAGCTAGATCACGAGCGGAGGTCGAAGCGAGAGTTGGATCAGCCTGCTGGGCACCGGAGTAGGAAGGATCACTTGAGCCCGCGGACGGAAAAACATACATACGTGGACTGAGATTTGAGACTTGGTTGGCTTCTTCCAGCATTATTCTTTGAAGCATCGGTATCGAGAGGCTAGGCCGATAGACCGGCCCTGGCGTCATCGCATCTTGGAGGTTATATAGGTCTTCAGCATTCTTAAAAAAATTCTCGCCCAACGCTTTGTTACGGGCAGAGTCAGAACTTTCGCGCCATTCGGAAATGTGTTTTGACCTCGGATCGAGGTGTTCCTGCTTGGCGGACTTTTTGTTTGCACCGATAAAAACTAAGTTCGCCATTTAGCCCCTCAGCCTGATTTCACACTATCTTAGCATCAAGCTCTCTTACGGGAGCGCTTCCCCTGAGATTTCTTGACGGCGCTGTTAGCCGCACGTATCGCAGCGCCGTCATCTCCAGTTCGCGCCAGCACTGAATTCGCCACTTTCGAGAACTGGCGCTTGCGCTTCGGCGACTTGGCCTTCTTCGTAAACCGAGAGGCCTGGCTCGGAGTCCATGGCATCGCAAACTACCTCCTGCTCCTACGCCAAGATGTCGTGCTCCGCCTTCACCGGCACAACATGATCGCGACTCACTTCGAGCGTCTCGCCATCGGCCTCATAACTGACCAAGCCGAAATCGAGAGCCTTGACCACATGAACGGCAGGATCGACGGACTGGTCCCCACGCAAAATACGGAAGGATGAGCCCACGCCGATGGTGCCGGAGGGTGCAAAGGCCGCGGCGGCTGGCTCGGCAACCGGTGTGTTCTGCGGCACACCGAAGGAGCCGCCCTCGCTGGGGTAATCCGTGCCATCGCCATGCTGAGTCCAGTGCTCCCCTGCGCCGTAGCGGCCGGTACCGGAGCCTGGAGCCTCGGGAACATCGAAGCCGGCGCGAAACTTCAGATCGGACCAGACCGAGTACGTGCTGTCCGCGGCCTGCACGATCCAATCGCCCGAAAAAGCGGGGTGGCCGCCTGCGGCAGTCGGAACGAGAACCGCCAGCTCAGTCGCCGGCGCGAGATGCAGGGTCGCTGCCACGGGCGCAGGAATCGTCGCCTGCGGAGTGTGGCGGTAAGGCTCCTCACGAACCGGGAACCCGGCAAACGTTCCGGTGAGCGACAGGTCAGGCGTGCGCGCCGGATTAGCCGTATGCGCGAAAGCGAGCGCGGCAGGAGACTCGGATTCAGGGTCAAGCTGGCCAAGGAACTGAATCGCAAGCACAGGCGCGGTGGCCAAGGGAGTGTACGGCGTGAAAGCAAAAGGGGCGGTGGACGTGGTCATGAAAGACCTCCTTCAGAAATGGTTGCTGCTCCCGATTAGGATGCAGCGGTTAGCTCCTGCGGCTGCTGACCCGGGCGCGGCGGCGCACGGAGCTGGAACGGGTGCGCATACCTGAGTGGGCAGCGGGGGCCGAACCACCATCCCCCGCATCGGACGCGTCGGCGCCGATGGCCGAGCTTGCGTGCCCAACTGAACGTAGAGATTTCTTCTTGGCGGACTTGGCTTTGCCTGTGCTGCCAAGCGCCTCGGCAGCGTGACCGAGCGCATCATCACTCGACATGGCTACGCGCTTGACGGTGCGGCCTGGCTCGTCTTTCTTGCTGCCGCGCTGGTGCCAGCGGACGACATGGCCGTTGTCGGCCGGAGAGATCGTAACCTCGGGAGAGGAATCGTCCATCTCATCCACGGCTGCGGCTCCTTGTCTTAGTCCGGCGCACCGAAGACGAAACGCGGTGAGGCGTGTCGCACGAGCCCCCGCCTGAACGGCCACTGGGCCGAGCGGCCTCGTCGTTGTAGTCCTTGCGCGGATTCTGGGGGAGGGACGAGCGGAATTCGCCGGGAGAGCCAGCGTCCTGGTACTTGGCGCGCGGTGTGGTGGACAATTGAGCCTCCAGGCAGTTCTACATGGGAGGATAAAGGAAGTGAGAGGCTTGTGGGGAGAAAATGCCACAACACTGGAGAAAATGGGAATAACACTGGACAAAGATGAAAGTTTGCAATAAACTCATCCTCATGCGTTTCATCAGTTTATTCAGCGGGATAGAAGCTGCGTCGGTAGCTTGGTGTAGCCCACCGTTAAGTTGGGAATGTGCCGCGGTCGCCGAAATCGACAAATTTCCATGCGCCGTCCTAAAGCATCGCTATCCAGATGTGCCTAACCTGGGCAACATCTGCGGGATAACTCGCGAAATGCTCGTTGAAATCGGCTCTGTAGATGCTGTCGTCTTCGGATTTCCCTGCCAAGATTTGAGTGTCGCCGGCAAACGAGCCGGATTGAAAGGAGCACGCAGTGGACTCTTCTTTGAAGCTATGCGAATCGTTGAAATCTGCCGGGAACTCTGGGGAACCCGCTGGACCATCGCAGAAAACGTCCCAGGGCTGTTTTCTTCCAACTCAGGACTGGACTTTGCGGCAGTGGTTGGAGAACTGGCTGGAACCGAATTTGCTGTACCCAAAAACAAATGGCAAAACACCGGAGTGGCTTTTGGACCCCGAGGACTCGTCGAGTGGGCAGTTCTGGACGCGCAATGGTTCGGAGTTCCGCAACGGCGCCGTCGCGTCTTCCTTATCCGCGATTCTGGAGACTGGCGAGGTAGACCGCCGCTTCTTTTTGAGCGCCACAGCCTGCAAGGGCATACTCCGCCGAGCAGAGAAAAGAGGGAAAGCGCTCCCACCATCCCTTCGCGCCGCTCTGCTGGCGGTGGCCTCGGAACCGACTTCGACTGCGACGGCGGACACGTCCCTCAAGCCTTCGACGGAAATAACACTGGCGGACCTATTGACGTAGCAACCGCCTGCAATGCGCATGGCGACCCCAACGGGCGATTGGACTTCGAGAGCGAAACGTTCGTCACCGGATGCTTGAACGCCAACGGGAAAGCTGCAGGATCGGCAACACAGCAGGACGCTGAAACAGGAATGCTGGTGACCGCACCCGTTTCCTGCCGTCCTTATGCCGACCGTGGAGCCGAAGAATACGGCCTAATTACCGACACTGTACGAAGCCACCCTCGTCCAGGCAGCTACAATGTCGGCAACATAACCGTCACCCACTCCCTCCGCGCCGACGGCTTCGACGCGAGCGAGGATAGGACGGGCCGGGGAACGCCGCTGGTAACGGTCGCACGAGAGCGCGTCGGCACGTCTTACTGTCTCGACTGCATGATCGAATTCGGCGTTCACTATCTGCCCGGCACTGAGATGCTCGAACCCTTTGTCTGCCCTCAATGCGGTGATGCTCCTGGATACATGACCTACAACACTCAACACGGAGGAACCGCACCCATCGCATTCTCCTGCAAAGACTCAGGCCTCGACTCGGGCGAAATCGCTCCGACTCTTCGCTCGATGAACTTCGCGGGGAGCCATGCAAACGCTGGTGGACAGGTGGCCGTGGCTTACGCGCCCGATGTTGCTGGAACTCTACGTTCGGCTTCGGACTCTCCGGCGGCGCACAACAAACGAAACGGCACAGACCGCACAGACCTGATCGCCTTCAACCTCCGTGGCCGCGAAGGCGGTTCACTTCCTGAGCCCTGCGACCGGGCTTCGCTGCGCGCGTCCAGCGGGGGCAGCAGCAGCAGAACCTACGTGTCAGGTTTTCAATCCTCACAGAGCGGAACACGCGAATGCGATACGCACGCAACTCTCGACAGCAACAACGGATCGCGCAGACACAACGGAGTCGTTCAAGCCATGCAAGTCAGGCGATTAACTCCGACCGAGTGTGAACGCCTGCAAGCGTTCCCTGACGGATACACAAAAATCAACGAGAAAACTGCGGATGGACCCCGATACAAAGCCCTCGGAAACTCAATGGCCGTCTGCTGCATGGAATGGATCGGCCGCCGAATCCAACTCGTCGATATATTCTCCTAAATGAAAATATCCTGAACAGGATCGGCAGCCTCGATTTCAGTAGGCTCCTCTAGCTCGACCTCTTCAACCTCCAAGTTTTCCTCATCTTCCACAACTTCTTCCACAGGCACTGACAATCCAGCAATCTCAGCCGCGTCCATCCTGAGCCACCTTCCAAGGATCGTCGCCGGGGTCTCGGTCGATTCAGCCTCGGTCTCCTTGGTGTACTGCTCCAGATTGGTAATGATCGAGGTCGCTTCCTTCAAATCGATCGCGCCGCCCATGACCAGCGTGTCCAGGTTGTCCATCAGATCGTGACGGAAGCCGGCGTAGGCCGCGGTCTTCGACTTCTTCCGGTTCTCATTGAACCTCTGGCCGATCTCGCGGAACAGGCGTGTGGCGCTGGCGCGCTCGTTCTCGGTGGGGATCAGCTTAGAGGCTGAGGGAGTGTCGGATTTGGGGACTAGCTTCTGGATGGCTGCGGGGAGCGCTGGAGCTTTGTCTTTCTTGGGGCGGCCGGGACGCTTGGTTGTGGGCTGGTCTGCGGTACCGGAAGTGCGGGCGCTGTTGGCCCCACTGGGGCCGCGCCCCCGTCGGCGAACACTCCCTTCATCCGCGGACTCGGCTGGCTGGTTGGCTGTGGAACCTCCCCCGGCTTGCTGAAGGGAAGCACGCCGTCCCTCAAGGTCGTTTGAGCCCGCAGAATTCGCTGGTGCGCGCTCAGCCCCTGGGCGCGTTGGTTGAACAGTTGCTCCTGCCGTTCCTCGGTCAGTACGACGTGGTGAGAACGCGCGGGTTCCTGGGAATCCGGTGGACTCATTTGGGGTGGGCCGGAAGGTGGCTCGGAGCTGCCTTGACTTTGGAGCAGGCTTTGCAGAAACAGGTGAAAGGCTTTCGCCGCTTCCGGGCTCGGAAAAGAAATCTGTAATAAACTGCCTTGCTGCTCGATCATTGGTCATTGCCTCTCCTACCACCACCGCTCAAAAGCGCCGATTCGTGCCAGTCGTTTCATCTCAGCCTGCCAATGTTTCCCATGGCCACGGGCACGCGGAAAACTAAGATCGACCTTCAGGTGAGCCATTTCGTGAAGCAAAGTTATCCTGGTCTCGCTAACGCTGAGATCATCAGCGACCGCTAGTACGTGTGGCCCCCCGCAGACACCGGCCGAGCACGCGCCTATCGTCTCCTCTCCTTCGCCAACGAACCTGCTTATCTCCTTCTGTGAAAGGAACCTTATAAATACATCTTCGACTACAGGAATAGTATTTCCAAAATATCGATTACGGATCACTCGATAGTCTCGCATCAGGTCTATGACCCTCAACTCGTCTACCGTCGGGACCATCTTCTTCATTCGTTGCACTGCTTCGGAAGGCAACTTGAGATTCTTCTTCACGCCTACCACCATTCCGGTTCAAGACAAATATCGACACAAGGGATGCACATATAATTTGTGCCGAAGTGACCCTCGCATTTTCCAGACTCTCGAAAAACCCTCGTGCCCGCTGGAATTGGGTGTTGCATGTCGCCTTTCCAGCCGAAACAGATATGCTCCTTGCGAGTTGTGATGAGCTTCGTTTTTCGCGCTTCGACCTCCACAGGGAAGTCATCGGCAGCACCGGAATCGAAAGCGAGGTACTCTTCGTCAGT